GCAGCGTAAGAAGCCATTTGAGCCCGCCGGCCGGAGTACCGCTGTCGGACCGCAACCGGCCGCTGGGAGCAGTGCCCCTTACTGAAGAACTCCAGCTTGAGAGTCTGTAGCACCAGGTGATATAAGATACCGGTTTCGTTGACGGAAGCTGGCGGAGGTGGATTGCGATGAGCAAGACGAGGTCACCCATCATTGAAGCCGTGCGCGACACCGCCAAAGACCATCGGAAAGCAGGTGTGATGGATCGAGTCACGCTGCGCGAAATCGACCCGCTTTGGCTGCCTCCGGTCGAGCCGTTGGAGCCGGCTGAAATCAAACGCATCCGCGAAAGCGCGCATGTTAGCCAGGCGGTTTTCGCGCGCTTGCTGAACACAAGTCTCTCGACCGTTCAGAAGTGGGAGATCGGGCAGAAGAAGCCTGCGGGCACTGCGCTGAAGCTACTGCACCTCGTTCAGAAGCGCGGCTTGGAGGTCGTCGCATGACCGCAATGCTCCTGCAACACTCGATCCGGGCGCAAGTTTGCAGACCGGGCTTTAGCAATCGAATCCAGTCTGTCTGCGTGCTATCACTCGTCCGACGGCTCGCAAGTAAAGGTGATATCGCATGAACGCCGATATTCTGAAAAGAGTAGTACGAGCCATTGCCGATGGTTCGCAATCCGACTTGGACCGGCTTGCCGGCAAGATCGTCGAAGCAGAACGCAAAACAGGCCACGTCAGACTGGCTGAGCAGCTTGAAGCCATCCTCAAGCAGCCTAAGACGAAACGTGCGCTGCCGTCGCCGACTCCGTCGGCTGACATTGAGCGTTCGCTCAAAGAGCTCCCCATGAGCCGGCGTCACGGGGAGTCTCTGGCCACACTCATCCCGCACGACCAGCTGGAACACCACATGGTGCTGCCCGAAGCGGTCGAGCAGCGCTTCGGGCGCATCGAAGCTGAGTACGCAGCGCGCGACCGGCTGCGTACCTTCGGGCTCAAGCCCCGTAAGACTGTGTTGCTTTACGGGCCACCGGGCTGCGGCAAATCGCTGGGCGCTAAGCGATTGGCTTGGAATACTGGCTTGCCGCTGATGAAAGTGCGCTTCGATGTGCTGATTTCGTCCTTTTTCGGCGAGTCAGCACAGAACCTGCGATCCATCTTCAGCAGTGCCCGCGAGAAGCCCTGTGTGCTGCTGCTCGACGAATGCGACTTTATTGCTCGGTCACGCACGGCCTCCAAAGACATTGGCGAAGTCTCTCGCATCGTCAACTCCTTGCTGCAACTGATGGAGGAGTACGACGCGCCGGGCCTACTGGTCGCGACAACGAATCTGGAGTCCGCATTGGACCCGGCGCTGTTCAGACGCTTTGACGATGTCTTCGCCATCCCGTTGCCTGGAAAAGCAGAGATCGAGAAATTGCTGAAGTTGACGCTCTCCAGCGTGCGGATGGACAAACCTATCGACTGGGATGCTCTGGTTACCAAACTCGAAGGATCGTCGGCCGCAATGGTCGTGAAGGCTGCCCAGGACGCCGCCAAAGCTGCCGTGCTGGCCGGCCGCCCATCCCTGTCGCAAGACAAGCTGATTAAGGCTATCGACGAGCTTCAGCGGCACGACGCAGCACAGAAAGCCTAAGCCATGCCAGGTGCGCACAACTTTGAACACCTGCCACTGCTGTTGCGCTTTCAAGGTAAAGCGCGCCTGCGCGGAGGCGGCGATCCGTCGCCGCAAACGCTCGCCAATAAGGGAGCGCAACGCCAAGCGCACAGCGTCGCCCTGGACACCGCGGCGCAGACGCTCAGTCAGAACTGGCAGGCCCGTAAGGCGCAGCGCCAGGCGGCAGGCCTGGCCTTGCCAGACGTCCCGGCGGGCATTCCCATCCTGCTGCAGATCGACACCGGCCTCGACCTAGACGCGCTGCGCGCCAAGTTCGAATTCGAGATCGTGGCGGAGCAAGAAGACGGCTATGTGATCGTGGCGTCTGATGACATTCAGCTGACGGCGTTCCGCAACATGGCCCAGGGATTTGCCGTCACCGTGCACGGCTCGGCGACCATCGCCAATGTCCACGCGCTGTTCGACGATCCCAACCAGACAGACCGGCTGGGCCGCATCCTTTCCGATCAACTGATGGCTTCGTGGGGCTACATTGACGAAGACCAGCACTACATCGTTGACGTTGGCATCGCTTGTGTCGGCACGCAGGAAATTCCGCCGCGCCCGGTGCGCGGCAAGCGCGCGACTGACGCCCAGTGGGCGGCCAAGGAGTACGAATGGTCTGAGCGGCGGGCCAGTGCGTACAACGAGTGGGACGACATCAAGATCGAACGCGAGACTTCCATCCGGAAGTTCACAGAGTTCTACCAAGCCGAAATCCTGCACATGCGGGATAGCGCCGACTTCGACGCGGGCGTCTTGCCAGACAGCTTTACGGTTCGGCTGAAAATCTCGGGGAAGGGACTGAAGGATTTCGTCCTGAACTATCCCTACATCTTCGAAGTCGTCGAACCGGAAGACATTGCGCTGCCCCAGCACTTGGGCCAGCAAGGCGTGCAAGCGGCAACCGCCGTCGCGCCGGTCGCACCCGCCGCTGATGCGCCCACCGTCTGCGTCATCGACAGCGGTATCCAAGAAGCGCACGTCATGCTCCAGCCGGGCATCGACCAAATCACCTCGCATTGCTTCCTGCCGGGCCAAGCCGCGACGGCGGTCGCCGATGAAGTTGCACCAGGTGGCCACGGCACGCGCGTAGCCGGCGCAGTACTTTATGGCGAAGCTGTTCCATCTGACGGTGCACCGCAATTGCCGTTCTGGATTCAAAACGCCCGCGTGCTCAACGCCCAGAACGCGATGCCCGTCGAATTGTTCCCGCCCGAGGCGCTGCGCAAGGCTGTCGAACGCTTCAACGACAGCCCGCGCCAGACCCGCATCTTCAACCATTCGATCAACGCGCGCAGCTACTGCCGCACGCGCTACATGTCGTCGTGGGCGGCGGAGATTGACCAGTTGTGCAATGAACGGGATGTGCTCATCGTGCAAAGCGCCGGCAACCTTCCGCTGCAAGGCACGCCGCCATTCCTGGGCATCGCCGACCATCTGACCGCCGGCCGCGATTACCCGGCTTACCTGGCGGAAAGGTCTGCTCGCATCGCTAACCCGGGCCAAAGCCTACAGGCTTTGACCGTTGGCTCAATCGCCTATGACGCGGCAGAGCAAGGGGCATGGCGCTCCTTCGCCACGCAGCCTGCAGGTCCGTCCGCATTCTCGCGGACGGGCCCCGGCATCTGGAATGTCATCAAGCCCGAGGTTGTTGAGTATGGCGGCGATGCCGCACGCTCAAGCAATGCACCATCCGACCTACAGGCCGGCGGCGTCATTCCTGCCGCTTGCCCCAATCTCATCCGCTCGACCCTGTATGGTCCTGGGCCCGCAGCAGACCGTGACACTGCAGGCACCTCTTATGCTGCACCCAAGGTCGCGCGCATTGCAGCCCAAGTGCAGCGTGCCTTGCCCGCTGAGCCGGCGCTGCTATACCGCGCACTCGTCGTGCAATCGGCACAATGGCCGGCCTGGGCAGAAGACCTGCTAACACGTTTGCGCAATCCGCCGCCAGGCATGGCGCCACCGGAAAAGCAGGCCCTATTCGCCTCGGCATCCGCTGCTTTCCGTAGCTTGGGTTTCGGTGTACCGGATGCGGCACGAGCCACCACCAACACCGACCATCGAACAACGCTCATCACGAGCGGGGAAACCGGAATACACGCCGGGGAGTGCCACATCTATCAAGTGCCCATCCCTGCCGAGCTGCGTCAGCAGGCCGATGACTTCGACATCCGCATTGACGTGACCTTGTCCTACGTTGCACAGCCGCGGCGCACGCGCCGCAACCTGCGCCGGTATCTCTCAACCTGGGTCGATTGGAAAGCCAGCAGGCTGGGCGAGGGGCTGCATGATTTCCGAGTGCGCGCCATGAAAGATGCAGCGAATGGCGAAGCGCCGCTGCCAGGTACCACACTACCCTGGGTGCTGCATGACAAGCCACAGGACGGCCTGATTCACGACTTCAAGCGCAACAGCGGGACGGTGCAGAAGGACTGGGCGGTTGTCCGCTCGAATAGCCTTCCCGACCACTTCTGCATCGCCGTGGTCGGCCATCAGGGTTGGAGTTATGACCCGGACTCGACGGCGCGCTATGTACTCGCGGTGACCTTTGAGATCCTGGGCAGCGAAATCACGATCTACGAACCGCTTCGCGCAGCGATCGCCGAACTTCAGGCTCAGACCGAAGCCGAGATCGAGGACACCGAGGTCGAAGTGGAAGTCGAAGCGACTGAGTGACGCGCGGGCACAGAACCAAAGTGGGAGACAGAGTTGGTTGACTTCAAGAAGCGACTGGCCGGCAAAAAGCTGAACGCCCGACTGATCCGGTCGAGCTGTTGACAGCTTGAGTCGTGCGCACGGAAAGGGACCGCTGCGGCCCGCCAAGGGCGCAGCGCTCAAGGATCGGTTTGCAAGCCATCGCGAGCAGAAAGACGTGATCGTCAAGCTCTATACGGGGCAGGGGAAGACGCTGATCGGCCTGCTGATGCTTCATTTCCAGCTCAATAACGGCAAAGGGCCGGCCCTACAGCCGACGACAGTTGTCGATCGAAGTAGCCGCTCAGCGTCCGAGGCTCAGCGTCGGCTCTCAGCCGAGGCTGTGTAAAAACTCGCTGATTCCCTGGAACTTGGCCCAGCTCAACGGCATCCCGTTGGGTTGGAGCATCGATTGGGGCCTGACCGACTGGAACGTCCCTGCCGGGGTGTTCACCCAGCAGGGCACGTGGATGGAAGCCCTGGTCGCCATTGCCAGTGCCGCCGGGGGTTACCTGATCCCGCACCCGTCCGACCAGAGCATCCGCGTGCGCCACCGGTATCCGGTCGCGCCGTGGGAGTGGAACACCGTCACGCGAGACTTCGTGCTGCCCGTCGATGCGGTGGCCCGCGAGTCGCTGCGCTGGGTAGAGAAGCCCGGCTACAACCGCGTGTTCGTGTCCGGCCAAGATGTCGGTGTGCTTGGGCAGGTGAGCCGGGCTGGGACTGCCGGGGATGTGCTGGCCCCGATGGTGGTCGATGCGCTGATCACCGAAGCCACTGCGGCGCGGCAGCGAGGCATCTCGGTTCTAGCCGATACCAGGCAACAGATCGAGGTGAGCCTGCGCCTGCCGGTGCTGGCCGAAACGGGGATCATCGAGCCGGGTGCGTTCGTCGAGTACCAGGACGGCAGCGTGACGAGGCTGGGCATCGTGCGCTCGACGCAAGTCGAGGCAGGAATGCCGGAGGTCTGGCAGACCTTGGGGGTGCAGAGCCATGCATAACCTCTACGAGCAGTTCCGCCAACTCATCCCTGATCCGCCATTGCAGGCGGGCACGGTGGTGGGCGTCGGCTCCGGCGTCGTGACCGTCGCCTTGCCCGGCGGCGGCTTAATCCGCGCACGCGGCAGCGCTGGCATCGGCCAGAAGGTATTCGTGCGTGATGACGTCATCGAAGGCGGCGCACCCAGCCTGACGCTGGAAATCATCGAAATCTGAAACCCATCTTCCTGATCACCCCTGAACCCGCCTTGGTGCCACGTGCATCAGGCGGGGTTCGCATTTGGCTTCGCCGCAACTTCGTTGAACTGGAGACCTGCAATGACCGAACCCGAACAACAACCCGCCGCCCTCGTGGAAAACATGCTCCTGCTGCGCCACGAGGACTTTGACGATCTGCTCGACCGCGCCGCCGAACGCGGTGCAGAGCGTTGCCTGGCCCACCTCGGCCTGGAAAACGGCCACGCTGCGCGCGACATCCGCGAACTTCGTGATCTGCTCGAAGCTTGGCGTGAAGCGCGCCATACGGCTTGGCAAACGACCATTAAGGTCATCACCACTGGCTTGCTGGCCGCGCTGCTAGTCGGTGCCGCCATCAAGCTCAAGCTGATGGGAGGTCCCCAATGATCGAGACACTGCTTGGTGGGCTCCTCGGCGGGGCCTTCCGTCTGGCACCCGAACTCCTCAAGTGGCTCGACCGCAAAGGTGAACGAGGTCGCGAACTGGCAATGCAGGACAAGGCGCTGAAGTTCGAGAAGCTGCGTGGCGTGCAGCGAATGTCGGAAATCGGCGCGGGTGCCGATGCCGCGTGGAACGTCGGGGCCATCGAAACCCTGCGCGAAGCCGTTCGTACCCAGGGCGAGAAAACTGGGGTGCGCTGGGCAGATGCCTTGTCGGTCAGCGTGCGACCGGTGATCACCTACTGGTTCATGGCGCTTTACTGCGCGGCCAAGACGGCAACAGTCGCAGCCGCCTTGACAGGTGGCGCTGGCTGGGGCGCTGCCGTCCTGCACGCCTGGACGGAGGCAGATCAGGCGCTGTGGGCCGGGGTACTTAACTTCTGGTTCCTTGGGCGCGTGTTTGACCGGGTGCGGCCGTGATCGCGGTTCCGCAGGCGGCCATCGATCTGGCCAAGCGCTTCGAGGGCTTCCACCGCGTGCCGAAGAACGATCCTGGCCGGGCGTATCCCTACGTCTGCCCGGCAGGCTACTGGACGATTGGCTACGGCCATCTGTGTGACCCGAAACACCCACCGATTACGGAGGTCGAAGCCGAGGTTTATCTGGCGCGCGATTTACAGACGGCACTGGCGGCGACGCTGCGCTACTGCCCTGTGTTGGCCACTGAGTCAGAGGGGCGGCTCGCAGCCATCGTGGACTTCACATTCAACCTCGGTGCCGGGCGGCTGCAGACTTCGACCTTGCGGCGAAGAATCAATCAGCGGGATTGGGCTGCTGCCGCACACGAGTTGCGACGGTGGGTTCGCGGTGCGGGCAAGATTTTGCCCGGACTGGTCAGCCGCCGCGAAGCAGAGCGAGTACTACTACTCAGGAATGCTTGAAGCCCTTGAAATCCAAGAATCAGGACCTCGAAGGGCACGAATTCACACGATCGTATGAGTAATTCTTCCGTCGTTGCGCTACGCTTCGCCCATGGACACTTTGATTCCCGCCTTCCTGCGCCGCCAGCGCAACCAGCGACGTCTGACGCTGGAGATGTTGT